AAACAGAGGTACCGAAGTACACCACCGGGCATTTAGCCCGGAAAAAGCAGCTTAAGCTGCCGATTTGTGCCAGGGACGGCACATTCGCTTTAACGTTGTACGTGTTCTATCACGCTCAGTAGCTAAGTATAGCCCTTTGTCTTTTTTAGAGACGGGGGGCTTAACGGCGCTGCTGTTGTAATCCGAAAGAAACATTTTTCGGACATGGGCGTTACCCGATAACATGCGAGGTGCATGCTTTCGAGTTCTGAAGAGCGGCGAAATTGACTGGGCCTCGTAAAGGCCCGTCGCATAAACCGCTGTATCAGAGTGAACATCGGAGATAGGGGATTGGGCAAGGGTGTGAAACCCGATGCCTTCCCAACCACGGCGAGTATGAGAATGGGCTTGACAGCCCGTATAATCCTCATATTCGCACACAAAGTGGCCGTCTCCATAACCGTCGGGTCCATCCAGCCGCCAGAAAGGCAGCGGGACAAGATCCTTAAGTCCATCATATAGTAGCTTCCACCTCGGGTCGGAAAGACCCGGGTTTAAACGGAAGATGTGATTACACCAGCCCATAAGGGCACGGTTTGACACAGACTTTTTGATGAATAACGGTCGTACTAGCTCACCTAAGAACCAGTCCTTACCACACGATTCCCTAAAGGGACCCGCGACGAAGGACTTAGAGTGGTTTACCTCAAAGCCGACCAGGTTTAGTACCTGGATAAGCAATGGCACGACGTCAGAGGGACATATAATATCATCCCCGTAGACGCTTACATCACTGCTGTTGACGCCAAAAACGTCGCAGGCAGCTCGTGTAAGGCTCAAGAATATTAAACTCTCGAGCTCAAATGTGTACCCATTACCCATCGAAGAAAATTTCTCAAATGGGTAAGTGGATCCTTCGTAAACGAAGTTTTCACATCTGCACATGCACAGTAAATCCACCCATGGTGCCGGAAGCAACTCTAACACAGTCATAAAACTGATAGTGTCAGAGGCCATCGCAAGGTCAATTGTCGCTAACTCGTCGGTTATGGAACCGATTCGCGCAAGTTCTTGATTTCTTGTCTGGCTATCTAAATTGCAACCAGCCCGCTTTAACCTATGACGGATTACTCCGCCAATGCCCAACTGAACAAATGAATTCAGTAAGGGTTCCACGCAAATTGCGCGGTCGGTTTTAGC